ATGTTGGACTGTATACCAAACTATGTAAGTTTGCTGCTGATCGCCATTACCATATACAGATGGAAGAAAGCGACTATGGTCTGCCCACTGCAAGAAACGTAGTGGACCACCAACACTTGGTAGCATCACAAGCAGTGTGGAAGATGCCGTTCCCGCCACGCAAGTATCAGTACGATGCAATCACCCACGGTATCTCGCACAAGCGTTGTATCCTGCTGTCGCCAACTGGTTCGGGCAAGTCGTTCATTATTTACAACCTGATGCGCTGGTACTTGGACGGGTATGACAAAGCAGTCCTTGTCGTTGTGCCGACGACCTCCCTCGTGGAGCAGATGTACAAAGACTTCGCTGACTATGGCATGGACGTTGATACAGAAGTCCACAAGATCTACTCGGGCAAAGACAAGAAAACCTCCAAGCGAGTGATTGTCACCACTTGGCAGTCAATCTTTCGTCTCGGTCCAGACTGGTTTGATGCCTTTGGTTGCGTGTTCGGTGACGAGTGTCACTTGTTCAAAGCAAAGTCTTTGGCAACAATGATGAATAAGTGCAGCGAAGCAGAATATCGCTTTGGCACCACAGGTACACTGGACGGCACTCAGTGTAACAAGTTGGTACTTGAGGGACTGTTTGGTCCAACGAAGCGTGTCACGTTCACGAGAGACTTGCAGGACAACGGTACACTCGCCCGACTGAAGATAGACATGCTGATGCTTGACTATTCAAAGGAGATGCGTATACTTAATAGAGATCGAACTTATCAGGAAGAAGTAGACTTTCTGGTGGGACACGAACCAAGGAACAGGTTGATACGCAATATCGCGTTGACGCAGACTGGTAACACCTTGGTCTTGTACCAGTTCGTAGAGAAACATGGTGAAGTTTTGTATAAGATGATCAAAGATAAAGCAGATCAGGTATTCTATGTCCACGGTGGAACGGATGTTTCCGATAGGGAAGCAATTCGTGGTATCGTTGAGCGTAGTGATGGTGCCATAATCGTTGCTTCGATGGGAACATTTAGTACAGGCATCAACATCAAGAACCTGCACAACATTGTATTCGCCTCACCATCAAAGTCACAGGTGAAAGTGTTACAGGCAATTGGCAGGGGACTGAGAAAGGCAGAGAACGGACAGGACACGAAGTTGTATGACCTATCCGATGACTTGTCTAACAAGTCCAAGAAGAACTTTACTCTGAAGCACGCAGAGGAAAGGGTTAAGATGTACAACAAAGAGAAGTTTGAATTCGACATACACAAGGTGGTATTATGAGTATAGAATTAGATTTAGAGAAAATATTGCAGATCAAACTCAGCACTGGGCAAGAGATCCTCGCCCAGTCGATTGACGTTGATACTCCAGATTCATTCGTGATTAGTCACGCACTGGAAATGGTTGCGGTCGAGTATGAAGACGACGAGTTGCAGTTGAATAAGTCGTATTACATCCTGCGCCCGTTTGTATCATACCCTGAAGCACTTGACGTTGTTGTTTCTGTAAACCCCAATGCGATCGTCATGATCAACAAACCAAGCAGCAAGGTCATAGAGCAATACGTTGGTTCTGTTGACGCGATACAAGAGATGCTTGTAGACGATACGGACAACCCTCAAGAAACGATAACACCCGAAGGTACTCCACCAGTCGGTAATGTGTTCACGTTCCCAAAAGCACCACCTAAACTATTGACTGAAGATTGACATTACGTTCTTCTTCGAGTATAATAGAGTTCTTCGTAAGAAACAATGGGATAAATTATGAAACCCAGTGAACGACCACATTATGTTAATAATGCCCAGTTCTCCCAAGCAGTCGTGGACCATGTCCAGTCTGTAAGAAACGCAGAAGGTGAGGGTGATACTGCCCCACAGATGCCACATTATGTCGCTGAGTGCTTTCTGAAAATATCAGAAGGTCTCTCGCATAAGTCCAACTTTGTACGATACACTTATCGTGAAGAGATGGTTATGGACGCTGTAGAGAACTGTCTGCGTGCTTGTAAGAACTACGACATAGAAGCAGCAACTCGTAAGGGTAAACCAAATGCGTTTGGATACTTCACACAGATTGCTTGGTATGCTTTCCTTCGACGTATCAAGAAGGAGCAGCGTCAACAAGATGTGAAGTTGAAGTATCTTGCTGAGTCTGGTCTGGAAGAGTTTATGGTTGACCCCAATGAAGATCCACTGGTCGCCAAAGCAGTGCAGTCTTTTGTAGATAACCTGCGTCGTCGAATTGACGATGTCAAAGAGAATGATAATAAAGTCAAGGATTACAAAAAGAAGATGGTAACAAAGCGCACAGTGCGTGTTGATTCCGACCTTTCTGGTTTCTTTGAGGAGTAATAATTATCAAGATCGCAATTCTTAATGACACGCATTGTGGCATCCGCAATTCAAGTGACATATTTATCGAGCACCAAGAACGCTTCTACGAAGAGGTGTTCTTTCCTTATCTGAACGACAACGGCATCACCAACATACTGCACCTCGGTGACTACTATGAGAACCGTCGGTTCATAAACTTCAAAGCACTGAACAGCAACCGCAAAGTGTTTCTTGAACGTTTACGTTCCGATGGCATCACCATGGATATAATCCCTGGAAACCACGACACCTATTTCAAGAACACCAATGACCTCAACTCCCTCAAAGAGTTGCTCGGTCACTACATGAATGAAGTGAACATTGTACAAGACCCAACTGTCCTCGACTATGATGGCATGAAGGTTGGACTTGTTCCTTGGATCTGCCCTGAGAATGAGGCAGAGTGTTTGGACTTTCTTATCAACTGCAAGGCAGACGTCATTGGCGGTCACTTCGAACTCAATGGGTTTGATATGCTGCGCGGTGTGCCTTGTACGCATGGTATGTCTGCTGACAACCTCCGCAGGTTTGAACTGGTGCTGTCTGGTCACTACCACGTGAAGTCGAACCAAGACAACATCCACTATCTTGGTTCACAGATGGAGTTCTTCTGGAACGATGCCCACGATGATAAGTTCTTCCACATACTGGATACAGATACTCGTGAGTTGCTTCCTGTACACAACCCTCTGACATTGTTCCAGCGCGTCTACTATGATGACACGAAGAATGATTACAGTGAGTATGATACAACACGCTTCGACAAGCAGTTCGTCAAAGTGGTTGTCATCAAGAAAGCAGACTCGTTCACGTTTGATAGATTCCTCGACCGTATTATGCAGCGCGACACATATGACCTGAAGATACAAGAGGACTTCTCCGAGTTCGAAGGTTCTAACGTTGCAGACGATGGACTTGAGGTTGAGGAGACTTCTTCTCTCCTCGGTGCTTATGTGGATAACGTTGAGACGGTACTCAACAAAGAACGTATCAAGAGTGAAGTCCTTGACCTCATGACCGAAGCACAATCGCAGGATGTAGTTTAATGATTATTTTCAAGACAATCCGATACAAGAATTTCCTATCAACGGGAGATAACTGGACAGAGATATTCCTGAACAAAAGCGAGCACACTCTGGTCGTTGGCCAGAACGGTGCTGGTAAGTCAACTATGCTGGACGCTATATCCTTTGCCCTGTTTGGTAAGTCACACAGAAGCATTAGCAAGGCGCAGTTGGTCAACTCCATCAACAACAAGGGCATGCAGGTCGAGGTTGAGTTCTCTATCGGCAACAAAGAGTACAAGGTTGTGCGCGGTATCAAACCTGTCGTGTTTGAGATCTATGTTGATGGTAATATGATCAACCAGAACTCGCACAACAAAGAGTACCAGAAAGTCCTCGAGCAGAACATACTCAAGTTGAACCACAAGACCTTCCACCAAGTGGTTGTCCTTGGTTCCTCGTCGTTTGTACCATTCATGCAGTTGTCTGCCTTGAATCGTCGTGACGTGATTGAAGACCTGCTGGACATTGGTGTGTTCTCAAAGATGAACGCTCTCCTCAAAGAGAAGAACGCAACCCTGAAAGAACAGATCAACACCATATACCACAAGATCGCGATCAACGAAACAAAGACTGACTCGCAGAAGAAATACATCCGTGACATTTCAAAGTTGAACCATGATGCCAAGAAACAGAAAGATGATTATATTAGTGAGACAACCGCTGAGATAGAGAAACTGGTTGGTGAGAATGTAATTAACCAAACCACTGCGAATGAAATTAGTTTGCAGATCACTCCACTACTCAATGAGCAGCGTCAGCAACTGATCCGTCTCAATGGTTTCGAGACAGAGTTCAAGTCAAAGATCAAGTCACTCGTCAAGACTGCAAAATTCTATGAGAACAACGACCACTGTGAGACCTGCGACCAAGACATCGGTCTTTCCCTGAAGGAAAGTAAACTGTTAGGAGCACAAACCACAGCAGCAGAGTTGCAGACCGCTGGCGATGATGTTGCAAAGTCACGTGAGGGTGTATGCAACCAGATTACAGAGTTCGAGTTGAAGATGGGGGAGGTTCAGTCTCTGTTAACAAACGTACAGGGCAACATCCAGACTATCGCATCACATAATAAGAACATCGAAAAGAATCGCGCTGATATAGAATCCCTGAATGGTGGTGAATCTGACCTCGCAGCAGCGAACAACGATTACGATGCACTCATGAAAGATTACCACGAGTTGATGGGCAATCGCAACACGATGAATGACCAAGCAGCATACAACACGGTCATATTCGAGATGCTCAAAGACAGTGGCATCAAGACCAAGGTGATCAAGCAGTACCTGCCTGTCATCAACAAACTGGTCAATCAGTACCTGTCTATCCTCGACTTCTATGTCCACTTCGATCTTGATGAAAAGTTCGAAGAAACAATACGGTCGCGTCATAGGGATTCATTCTCATACGCATCATTCTCTGAAGGTGAGAAGCAGCGCATTGACTTGGCACTGTTGTTCACGTGGAGGCAGATTGCCAAGATGAAGAACAGCATCAGCACCAACCTGTTGATACTGGACGAAACCTTTGACTCCTCTTTGGACGAGTCGGGCATCGATAACCTGTTGAAGATTATCCACACTCTGGGTGAAGGCACCAACGTATTCATTATCTCACACAAGGGAGAAATACTTGAAGGCAAGTTTGCTGCCAAGATTGAATTCGCCAAGGTGAAGAACTTCTCGCAGATCAAGAAGGTGTCGAATGAGCAAGTCTAAACTGTACACGCCAAAGCGCAAGTCATACAATGACCTGTCCACGCTGTACAGGGAGATCCTCGCCAGCAAGGTCAAGGTCGTGTCCTTCAACGGGCATTCCCTTGAGACAAAGCACCAGAAATGGGGCATGTACGAAGGAGTGTTGACTGTTTGGGAATTGTAGTTGACATCTTATTCCGTTTCGATTATAATATATGTTCACTTGAGGAATAACAATGAATTTAGTAAGAATAGGTGGTCGCTCTTGGGAGAAGAGCACTGGTGATGAGGGACAAGATGTATATGTTGCCCTGTTCATCGAAGACTCCGAAGCACTTAAAGGTCAATATCCAGACGAAAGTCATTTCGACATTGTCGTTGACCAAGACGCAGACTTCTACATGCCATCCACTGGCGTTGAAGATGAAGAACTGAACGAAGATCGAATTGCTTTCAAATTCCGTAAAAACATTTTCACGCAAGCAGAACAAGACGGTGCACGTGCTGGTCTGTTCGATGCTGCTATTGAATCAAACAACAGAGGTATGGCAGCGGGACCACGGGAAGAGTCTCAGGGTAATCGTGACTGGGTCACGCAGTACCAGATCAATGTACTGACTTGGTTCGAGAACGGACAACCACCAAACATTGATAGTTCTGACCCTCTTGCCGAGTTTGCTGCTATTCCCGATGACGATGAGAACCGTGGTGGCGTTTGGTTGCGCACCAAGGTCGAACCAGAGTTTGGCACATACACCGAATTCTTCCCACTTCTACTAACCAAACTACGAGTGATGACACTCGAGGAAGCAAAGATCTATGTTGCTAAAATACGCAAAGAATTTATATCAGACACTATGTATGCTACTGCAATTTGGTCTGGGATTGCTGGTTTCTATGGTCGTTACCCTCGGATACCTTATGGTCGTGCTACTGCATTCACTGATCACAACCGTGAAGTCTTTGAGAAGTGCTACCCATTCGCCCGACGACTAGACCAAACGTTTGTTGACCTGTTGCCAGTTCGTCACGCAAGACAGAAGAAGTGCGCTGACCGAATGGATCCAAAGTTCCTGATTGGTGAAGACACCACGTTCACTACCATCACAGTCAACACGACAACCAAAGATCGCAATGCGCGTATGGCATGTCACCGTGACTCTGGTTCGTTGAATGAAGGTTTCAGCAACCTGACCGTGATCAGTGATGGCAAGAAAGACTGGAAGGGTGGTATGTTGGTATGCCCTGAAGTTCGAGCAGCGATCAACATCCGTCCTGGAGATCTTCTGTTGGTTGACAACATGCGCATCATGCATGCTAACACGCCAATTGAAGCACCAGACTCTGGCGAAGACGACCTGATGCGTATGTCTCTTGTATTCTACTTCCGTGAAGATATGTTGAAGTTGGGTACATGGGAATATGAGCACCTGCGTCGAGCATACGTTGACTCGCGTCGACTGAACGAAGAACATAAACTGTGGCGACCATACTGGAACGGTGTCTCACCGAGCATGTGGGACGATGACGAATGGTACAACTGGTTGACAGACAATGGTGGTGAGGACATGACACGCAAGTATCACCCCGAATCATTTGATGTTGCTGGCACTCTTGATGAATTTTTTGGATAGGAATAATATGATAGATTACAAATACGACGAAGAAGCACTGATCAAAGAACTCCAAGCATATGTGGATGTTACTTATGGTCAGCACTATGCACAGGACAAAGTGCAGTCAACTGAATTTGTTATCGATGCGGGACACGGTGAGGGTTTCTGTTTAGGAAATGTCATCAAGTACACCCAGCGTTATGGTAAGAAAGAGGGCAAGAACAGGAAGGACTTGCTGAAGGTGCTACACTATGGATTGATTGCACTACACGTTCATGATTTGGAAGAAGGCGAATGATACCAATCTGGTTTAAAGAGAATGATGATGGCACTGTGTCATTTTTCGAACCCACCGAGGGCGTGGGTTTCGGTTTTGCACACACAGGTACATATGTGTATCGCAAGGCAACCTTTGTGTATCCTCCATTTACCTATGAGTGGATAAAATTTGAAGTGGATGGCAAATAAATGTGTGGGGTAATCGGTGTACACCTGCCAGAAGTATTCCCTGCTCATCTTGAGATGGTGAAGAACTTATTTCTACAAAGCATGATTCGTGGCAAGCATGCCACTGGTGTTACATATCTTTCCTGTGGCGAGTTGCATACCATCAAGGAAGGCATACCAGCAAATGAGTTTATGGAAAAGTATGACGTGCGAGAGTTTGTCGATCCAGCAACTCAGAAGATGACCCTGATTGGTCACATTCGCTACTCTACATCTGACCTGCGACACAACCAACCATTCCAAGGTCGTGAGATGGCAATTGCCCACAACGGTGTCATATCCCAAGACCCTGACGTTTGGGAATACAAAACAGAAACCCAAAACGACTCTGAGTTGATACTGCGTTGCATTGAGGCAGGAGACACTCCTCTCGAGGTGTATCGCGAACGAAGCATGGCAGTGACTGCTATTGATGTGGATGGCAACCTGATAGGGTGGCGCAACCACGAACGTCCCCTGTGGATGACCACTGCCAGTGGTGGGTTGATCTTTGCATCTACTTCGGATATAATAGAGAGATCGGGCATCGGTGGTGCCGTGAAGTGCGAACCAATGGTGCGTTATGTCTACAACGACTATAACGGATTGGATGAAGATCGCAGATACTTTGACTCGGAACTGGCAGACCTACAAACATGTTAAAACGTCTCAACAAAGAAGAAGTGGAAACACTGATTGCTTCCCAACCTGAAGGAACAAACACAAAGTTCCTGAAGTCTTCACACAACCTCTGGTTCCGATTCAAGAACTATGATAAACAACCACCGTTTGCTTTGATGAATGGCACTGACCCAGTTGCTTTGGTGTTCATTACATTCAGCACGAGGTCGAAGTATGCTAACCTGTATGAGATTGTGACACTCGAAGGAGAAGAGGGACAGGGTTATGCATCAGACGTATACTGGAAGGTGATGGAAGAAGCACACGCTCAGGGAATGCAGCGACTGAAGATGTCATGCACCCCATCATCTGTCACATGGCACTGTCGCAATGGCACCATCTTCTGGGCAGTCGATCCATCTGGTTCCCTGCGTTGTGACGTGCCGATATTCACGAACCAGTATGAGCAGTTGTGGTTTCGTGAGTTGGCATTGAAAGACCACACCATTGCCATGCCACCGCAAAAGGTTGCTGACAAATTACGAGAAGAGTCTATCGAACTATACAACTTTGGTGTCAAGAAAACAGAGAAGGTCGAGACTGCTATCAAGTCAGTTGGTCCATACTGGATGCGCGAAGCACTGATGGAACCAACGCACTTCTCACTTGAGGCATTTCTATGACAGACAGCAAGGAAATATTCACCCAGTGGTTTGGTCGTGGTCTTGAGATTGAAGACTGCGATCCATCACTGTACTTGCAGAACTATTTCTTTGACCGTTTCGAGTACAACACGGAACAGCGTCTGTGGATCTCTTTCATATATGGCACCACCTACTACTGGCCAACTTCATATGTTGTTTGGAACGAATTTCCAGATATGGAGTTGGTAGGTCTGGAGCGTTTACGCGATTGGAACAACACCAATTATAAGCGTTTGCGCTACCAGACAGACACCAAGTGGAACAAAGGTCACTTGCCATCACAGTTTGAATCATACAGGGACTTCGTTGGTGATCGTACACAGCGCGAAGCACTCACCGCCAACTTTGTTGGTGACCCCATCAAGGACTTCTATTCGTTGTGGGACACTGTTAACTCATGGCACAAGTTTGGTCGCTACACATCTTGGTTCTACATACAGACACTCAAGCAGACGTGTGCCATTGACGTTGATGTTGACAGTCTTTGGTTCCATGACCGTAGTGGATCCAAGTCACATCGCAATGGTATGTGCTATGCTATGGGCAAACCTGAGTGGGTTGACTCGAAGAAGAACAAAGTGAAACTCGACGCCACGCAGATTGACTTCCTTGAAGCAAATGGCAGAGAGATATTGCAAGAAGTGAAGTTGCGGTATCCGCACGTTGCTGACAAGGCAGACTTCTTTGCTATGGAAACCAGTCTGTGTTCCTTCAAGAAGTTATATCGACGCAGTCGTGGTCGCTATCTTGGTTTCTACATTGACCGACAGGCAGAAGAGATCAAGAAAGTGCAGGCAGATAACTGGGAAGGCATCGACTGGACACCACTGTGGGATGCCCGTAAGGAATCTCTTGAAGAGAAATGGTTGACTGACATAGTTGACCCTGAATTATATAACCTGTATTTGGATACAGGCAACTTTGAACCAGCAGATAGAAACGCTGGTGGACTTGAGGCATTCTTTGTATAATGAGTTGTTGACATCCTATTCTGGTTCGAGTAGAATAGATGGTTCGCTTGAGGAGAAACTATATGAAGAACAAAGATGTAATCGGTCGCCAGTCGCGAGAAGTTCCATCTCCATCTGATGCAAAGCACAAGACTGTCTATGGGACAGAAACCCTGACCAAGTCTAAATGTAAGTGCTGCAAAGGCACCTTCGTGC